GTATCACTAACAAAAAACCTCAGAACTTCCCTAAGTCTTTAAAGAGACCGGCACAGAGAAACGAATCTTTAGAAAAAGAAGTTTCTCAGTTAAGAGAAAAAAATGAAGAGTACCGTAAGGCACTTAACATCTTTAAAGAAAAACTTAACGAGGTTGCAGTTTTCAATTCAAATCTAGCATATGCAACTCGACTGTTCACTGAGCATTCGACAACAAAACAAGAAAAAATAAACATTTTAAGACGTTTTGATTCTGCAGAAACAATCAAAGAATCTAAAGGTCTTTACAAAACAATCAAAGAAGATTTAGATTCGAAATCAGGTTCTTCAGTTGTTACTGAATCGGTAACATCTAAAGTTCAGAAATCACCGTCTAAAGGTTCCGCGACTAACCTTATTGAAAATAAAACTTATGAGAATCCACAATTCTTAAGAATGAAGGATTTGATGGGTAAAATTCAAAAATAAAATTAAAATTAATTAAAAAATACTAAAATGGGAGCATTATTAGAATCAGGTCTAGTTGGTAACATCGGTCTTAAGCACTTGAAAGTTATCAAAGAAGACACAATCAACAAATGGGATAAATTAGGATTCCTAGAAGGACTTAAAGGTCACACTAAAGAGAACATGGCACAATTGTATGAAAACCAAGCATCTCACTTAATCAACGAAGCATCTGCATCAGATAACTCAGGTTCATTTGAAACAGTTGTTTTCCCTATCATTAGAAGAGTTTTCTCTAAATTATTAGCTAATGATATCGTATCAGTACAAGCTATGAACTTACCAATCGGTAAATTGTTCTACTTCGTACCTAAAATTCAAAACAGAACGACTGTCGATGGTTTATCCAGTCACTATCAACCTTACGGTGCACCTGGTAACACAGGTAGTACTGAGGCAGGTTACAGTGCAGGTGATAAAAACTTGTATGACCGTTTCTACGAAGGTGCTGAACCAGCTGAAGACCCAGCAGGTTTATTCGACTACTCTAAAGGTGCATATTCTGCAATCACAACGGGTTTAACTAATGTGATTTGGGACGGTTCTTCATTAACTGATACAGGTGCTAATGCATTCTACACTGCACAAACTGAAGTTAGAGCGGTATTGGTTGAATTATCAAATTTCCAATCTGACGGAGCAGGTAAATTAATCGGACCTAACGGTAACGAAATGGATACTGAAGAGTTCTTATCTTCATTACAAGTTAAAGCGGGTTCTACTTTCTATAACTTTAATGTTGTTACTCAGAAATACGGTAAAGGTATCGTACAATACGGTCAGGAAGCTCCTACAGCATTCCCTGGTGGTAAGTATGATGATATCTGTACTGCTGATGGTAAAATTTATTTATCAGTTGACGTATCTTCACCAGTGGCAATTGGAACAACATCATTAGATGGTTACGAAGGAGTATCTTACACAGGTGGAGCACCTTCATTCAACGCAACTTACAGAATCTACAAAGATATGGAGTTCGAAGATAGAATCGGTGAAGTTTCATTTGACCTTGAGTCAGTAACAGTTTCTGTAACAGAAAGAAAACTAAGAGCACAATGGTCTCCAGAATTAGCACAAGACGTTTCTGCATTCCACAACATCGACGCTGAAGCTGAATTGACAGCTTTATTGTCTGAACAAGTTGCGGCAGAAATTGACCGTGAAATCTTAAGAGACTTGAGAAAAGGTGCAGCATGGACATTACGTTGGGATTACAACGGTTGGAAAAGAGTGGCTAACGGGTCAGTAAATTACAACCAAAAAGATTGGAACCAAACGTTAATTACTGCGATTAACCAAATCTCAGCTCAAATTCACAAATCAACATTAAGAGGTGGAGCTAACTGGATTGTAGTTTCTTCTGAAATTTCAGCAATCTTTGATGACTTGGAATACTTCCACGTATCAAACGCAGCACCAGACCAAGACCAATACAACATGGGTATTGAGAGAGTAGGTACGTTATCAGGTAGATATCAAGTTTACCGTGACCCTTACTTCCCACCAAACACTGTATTGATGGGTCATAAAGGTTCTTCTCTATTGGATACAGGTTACGTTTACGCACCATACGTACCATTACAGTTGACACCAACAATGTATAACCCATTCAACTTTACACCAATCAAAGGTATCATGACCAGATACGCTAAGAAGATGGTGAACAACAGATTCTACGGAAGAATCATCGTTGATGGAGTTAGAACATTTGATTTGAACTCATTAAGATAATATATCTTAATTCCAATATTAAAGGGGACCATTTGGTCCCCTTTTTTTATTTACAGATATTTATAATTAAACAAATATATTATGTCTAAAAAAATAATACGTCTAACTGAGTCAGATTTAGAAAATATTGTTCGTAGAATTATTACTGAACAAGATAAACCCACTGAACAAGATAAACCCACTGAACAAATAGACATTGCGGATACTTTTCAATCGGGTAAATGGAAAATACCTGAGAATGTTAAAAAAATTGATGATGCAATTCAAAAAATTAGAACATTTAAAGAAAAGAATAAAGGTAGTGTTATACAAGTTGAAATTAATTCAGGGGAATCACAGGTAACTAACTACGATGCTGAGGTAACTCCAAAGAAAAAAGTCGACCCAGGTTATTTATCTAAAAAAAGAGCCGAAACATTAAAAAACTATTTAGAAAAAAATGCGTCTGATATTCTACAAGATGTTAAAATAGTAGTTAATGAACCAGTTATAGGTTCAACTAAATATACTCAAGGTGAAGACAATCCTAGAGATGATAATTACACAGAAGAACAATTTTCAAATTTTACAATAAAGGCGATAGGTGAAAAAAAGCCTGTCTCTATAATAACACTAGATTGTGTTACAGGACTTGAAATAAAGGTTTGGGTCCCATCTCACGAGTGTAATAATGCTGAATTTTTCTTATTTGCCAACGATACATTGTTATTAAATGGTGAGGGTGGTAAAACGGCTAATTTAAATAACGCGGACACTAATATAACATATCACAACATTTCAGGTAAACCTAAATTACCTGCTCAGTTAGTTAATCCTGCGTATGGTTACATAAGTAAAAAATATGGGTCAAATAAAGATGGTGACATTAAGGGCACAAGGGTTGATACATTTACAGTTACAAATGAACAATCAAAAAATATTGTTAAACAAGGTAAAGGACTTATTAACATATGGTTTATATCTGTCACTAGTCGAGCACATAAAGATTTACCAAGAGTTAAAATAGTTAAAAATGGTGAGGTGGTTTATGATAATAAACCAGGTAAAAATGATGGGTTATTATTAACTTTAGATGCTTGTGGTGATAAAGTAGTGGATAATAAAGTAGTTATTAGACCTAGTACCGTTCAACAAGAAAGAGAATCGTTGGTAAGTAGTAGATTGCAGATGTATAAAAAGGGGAAATTACCGCGTATTGATGATAGTAAAGATGATACTAAACAAATGTTATTAAACGATGTTGGTGATTTATTACCAATCGCGAGTAACTTAGGTGATGTAATTAAAAAGGTAAAATCAATTAATAATAGACGAGAAAAATTTGATTACATAAAAAGTATTAGCTTAGAAGATATATATTCATCAGCATTTCCAATGTTACAAAAATATGATTTGTGGAGAAATGGTGGTCCTAGAAAAAATAAAATACGTAATAAAACCATAAGAAATGGTGATATGTATGGTGATGTAAGAATTGATTTGAAGAAATTCTTTGATATTTTTGACTTATTCTTTAAGAATGAGGACAACGATTACAGAAATAAAGGGGTTCCTGCTGGAACTATTTATGGAAGAATTAAAGACCTTAACATCGCATAATATTTTGTGGTTTACATTATTTTTCGTATATTTGTTATATGAAAAAAATACTATTAATCTTAACAACTTTATTATTCGGTCTAAATGTATACTCCCAAAATACGTTCGATAATGTTGTATTTTCTAAATTACTTGTAAAAAAGGTTAATCAAATTCGTATTCAAAATGGTGTTGATACCCTATCCCTCTCATTAGACTTCGGTTTAGGGTATAGTAAAAAAGTTTCCACTATTATCTCGGAAGAAGATAGTCTGTTTCACCCAAACATACCAAAAAGTGACGTAAAAGATATTATTAACTCTATTAGAGTAGAGTATGGATTGATTAACAATATTGATACCACTAGATTAAAATATGGTATTGGTGAAGTGTGTGTAGATGTGTGGGGTTTTGAGAGTTATGATAAGTTTGTTAATCAGGTAATTAATAGTTTTAAATCTTCAGAACAACATAATGAAATACTTTTCAACACAAATTCAGACACTAAAGGACATACTATGATTATGGGAACATATGTAATTGAGAACGAAAACAATTACTACGTTTCAATTGATATAATTGATTTTGGTTATTTCTTTTATAATTAACTACCTAAAATTTTTTCTTTCATTTTTACATAGTTTAGAATCCTTACCAAAATACTGACACCGTAATTCAACCAACTCTCTACGATGTTCTCTAAATTTATCATGGTCGTGTGCTTTATGACCATTTATGACTGCCTTTGTAATTTCTGACGATAATTTATAAATTCTTGAACTTATATCTTTTATATCCATAGTTTTTTGCATAAAAAAGGGGACAATTAAGTCCCCTTCAATAAAGTTTAATTAATTAAGCTTTGTGAACTTCAGGTTCAGGAACATCTTGTTGAGGTTCTTGAGGTGTTGTTAACACTCTGATTGCTTTTGAAATAACTTCAGATTCTTCAATTCCATACGCACTTCTTTGGTGAGCAGCTCTTGCGGCCTGTACAACACAGTATAGTGCTTGGTCAGGTGTTAGGTCACTAATGAAACGGTCTAAATCCGCAGTGTTATTGTAATTGATTGTATTAAATAAAGACCCAATTGGTTGAGGTTGGTCCTCAGAAGATGTATTCTCATCAGGTTTATCTTCCAATACTTCATTTACTACTTCCTCAACAGGTTTTTTCTCTGTTGATTTAGTTCTTGTCTTACGTGTTGTCGGTTTTTTTGTCTCTTCCGACTCTTCTGTTTTTTTTGCTCTTGCCATTTTCTTTCTTATTTAAGTGAAAAGTTTATTCTCAGTTATATTTATCTAATAGATAATAAAAGTATTATAATAATCAAGTATGAGTGAATATATTTTATCAGAAGATTTATCAGTATGGTTTGGTAAGAAAAAAAAGAAGAAAGGTTCTTCACAACCTAAAGGACCGTGGGTAAACATTTGTAAAAAGAAAAAAGGTGGAGGTCACCCTCCTTGTGGTCGTAAAGATGCGGATAAAGGAGGTTACCCTGTATGTCGAGGTGCAGGTGTTGCTGGTAAAATGTCTCAAAAAGAAAAAGATTCTGCTTGTCGTAGAAAGAGGGAAAAAGAAAAAAAGGACCCTCAAACAGGTAAAGGTCAAAAGCCTACACGAATTAAAGTTAAAAATTACAAAAAAGAATCAGTCGACACTAATATTATTAAAAAAATATTAAAAGAATATAACGAAATAAAGTATGAAGTTTCCGAAGAATTGCAGTACCATATTGATAACGGCATTTCTTTATCTGAAAATATTTTCCGTAGAGGTAGTGATAAATACTTCTCCGTCATTAATGAGGCGAGAGAACTCAAGGAGAAAGGACATTATAATAGAGAAAAAGATAACAGACTTTTAGAAAGTGATTTGGGTAAGTTCTTTATCTATGAAGGTGAGAGATTACCTTTGGATTATCCGATGATTAATGAAGCGGAGTATCAGGGTAAGGACGTTGAATTGAACAAACCTAAATCAGGTGGTTCAAAGAAATGGTATGTATATGTACGTAATCCTAAGACAGGTAAGATTAAGAAGGTATCTTATGGTTCTCCTGTGATGACCGCCAAATGGAATGACCCTGCTGCTCGTAAATCATTTGCTGCGAGACACCAATGTGCTAAGAAAAAGGATAAGACAAAGGCGGGTTATTGGGCGTGTAGAGCACATAAAGATTTTGGTAAAAATGTATCGGGGAGATATTGGTAATGATTTATACACAAGAAAATATATCACATAATAAATTCAGAAGAGTGTTTTCTGAATCTGTAGATAACGATGAGTTAAAATGGCATAAAGACAAATTTGACCGTATAGTTTTTGTTGAGTCAGGAAGTGAATGGAGACTACAAATGGACGAGGAGATACCTCAGGTCCTACGAGAAGGTGAAAAATACTTTATACCTAAAGAGACATACCATAGAGTAATTAAAGGTTCTGACGACCTTAAAATAGT